ATGACCGTGAAGGCGCTGGAGAAACTGACCGACATCAAAGTACGCACGGCCAAGCCAGGCGAGAAGAACTACAAGCTGGCCGATGGCGGCGGGCTGTACCTGTTGGTGAAGGTCGATGGCGGCAAGTATTGGCGCTACGACTATCGTTTCATCGACCGCGCACGCACGATGGCGCTGGGCGTCTATCCAGAAGTCACGATGAAGGCGGCGCGTGACAAGCACAAAGAGGCACGCCAGGCGTTGGCCGCAGGCGTCGACCCGATGGCAAAGCGCAAGGCCGAGAAGATCACCGCACGCACAGACATGCTGGCCGATTTCGAGGCCGTGGCTCGCGAGATGTGGTCCAAGAAGCTGGCCGCCGGTCGCTCATCGGGCTATGTGAATTCGATCCTGGCAAAGCTGGAAAAAGATGTCTTCCCGTGGATCGGTGGCCGGTCGCCTCGGGACTTGGAGCACGACGAACCTACGCTGTTGGCCATCCTCCACCGAGTAGAGAAACGCGCACCAGAAACCGCGCGCCGCCTGCGCGGCATCATGGGCGATGTGTTCCGGTATGCGATGACTACAAGCCGTGCGCGGCGAGACCCTACGCAGACTTTAAAGGGCGCCGTCATCACACCGAAGGCGGGCCATTTCGCCGCGATCACCACGCCGGACAAATTCCGCGAGCTGCTGCGCGGCCTGCATAGTTATTCGGGCGAGCTGGTGACGCAATGCCTTTTACAGCTATCGCCGTTGGTGTTCCAGCGACCCAGCGAGCTGCGAGAGGCAGCGTGGGATGAGTTCGACTTGACCGGAAAGAACTGGGGCGCACCGATGTGGGAGATTCCGGCAGAGCGTGCCGACGCCGAAGGCGATACGAAGATCACGCGCACGGGTTGGGAATCGCACCTGGTGCCGCTGTCGCGCCAGGCCGTTGCCATCCTGGCCGCGTTGCAGCCGTTGACGGGCCGTACCGGAATGGTGTTTGCGTCGCAGCGCAGGCCAGGTCAGCCGCTGTCGAACAACACAGTACGCGCCGCGCTGATGCGTCTGGGATTCGCTGGCGAGATGACGGCTCACGGTTTCAGGGCGTCGGCCCGAACCCTCGCGGCAGAGCGGTTAGGTACGGCGGTGGAGGTACTGGAATTGCAGATCACCCACAAGGTGGCCGATTCGCTGGGGCGCGCCTACAACCGCACATCGTTCCTGCAGGAGCGCGTCCATTTCATGCAGCAGTGGTCCGACTACATGGACACGCTGCGGCTTGGTGGCAAGGTGCTGCCTCTGGTCCGCGCAGCTTGACCGGGGGGAGGGGCAAATTCACTGTGGGACTGTGGGAAACCGTGGCACCCGTGCCCCCTCCTATGTAGATCAAGGACTTAGCAAGGCAATGATCACTTTTTGAGCCACAGTTTCCCCACAAAGTGTGGATTGAAACTGTGGCTCAATTTTTGACCAGCTTTCGCAAACCGTGGCATCAGGCCTTTTCTTTCCCCGCGTCCCTTTCTCTCTCTATCTCTTTGATTTTAAAAAAAGAAAAAGAAATAAGAGCGGGGAAAGAAAAAGCGCGGCCCCACAAGAAGTATTTCAAACCGTGGGATTTTCAGGGGAAACCGTGGGATTTATGGCATGGTCTGGAAGGGAATTCCTCTAGGACATCAATCACTTAGAGCCAAAGAGGGAGTGTATCCACGGGAAATTTCAAGTGCGTGCCACCTCGGCGCAGCAATTTGAATGGCTGACGTTGCATATTCTCCTTGACGCCTGCCGCTCGCGTTGATCTAGGCGCACACGGTCCTGGGTGATTGTTGATATGACGATAGGGTTATTGATCGGAAGAAAAGCCCGCGCGCGGCGGGCTGTCGGAACGCTGGTCAGAACGGTCTACGCTGGCGGCGAGCTGCCCGTGTCTTCACCCACCATGTCGGCCGTCACGTACAGACCCAACTGAGCCAGCTTGTCTAGTCGAATACCAGTAAGGTGCGCCGCACGTTGGCCACGCACGCGTTTTTCCACGTCGTCCAGGGGTTTGCCGGCCGCCATGGCCACGACGCCAGACTGCATGAGCTGCTGTTTGAAGATCCGGCCGGTCTTGACAGGCAGGCCGTCGAACTTCGCACGCAAATGTGGCGCCGTGGACAGGTGATCCATGACGTGATTTGGCCGTAGGAATAGGGCGGTTTGTTCCTGGCCGTTCTCATCGATGACACGGTCAAAGGCATAGGGGAACGCGAAGCGCCGCGCCTCGATCTCGGACAGCAAGATTTCCATGATCCAAACCCAGGGCAACCGGGTGCCGTTGGTATCGGCTATGTGCGTGTTCATCTCCATGATGACGCTATCCGCAAAGCCGCCCTGCTGGGCATCGATGCCGGCGAACTCGCAAACCAGCAGCCAGGCGGCCAGCACGGCCGCATAGTTTTCCATCATGCGTTTGGCTGTGGCGTCGCGTTCCTCCGATCGCGCGCGACGCACACAACCGGCCAGGCATTTGGCGTGCAGCTCGCGGATGCGTTCTGGGCGCTGGCCGGCGAGAAATTGCAGCCATTCCCAAACCGGAAACTGCGGTAGGTCATGAGGGATGATCGCGCCCTGGCGAGCCACCGAAAGCGACGTGCGGCAGATCTTCGACTGCAGGCTTTCAACGTCGACCTCTTCGCCGGCCAGCAGCACTGGCGCGCACATCAGGTAAGGCGTGAGGGTTGCGCCTACACGCGTGAACTCGAAACGGTAGGTGGCCTGCAGCAGCCCATCGATGTCAGACAGCACCGATTTGGGCAGCTTGGAGAATTCGTCCCAGCCCACCGGCTGGCTGGTGTAAGAAACGGAAGCGCGACGGCGGTGGTCGGTTTTAAGCATCTGGCCAGACAACACCTGAAACGCGAGCGTCGATTGCAGGCTTTCCAGCAGCTTCGACTTTCCGGAGCCCTTTTCGGCCTGCATCTGCAGGTGGGGGTAGAAGCCCAGGATGGCTTTGATGTGTGCGCCTAGGCCCCACACCAGCGCGATCGCAGCGGCGTTGTCCTGAAAGGTGGCCTGATATGCGCTGATGACGGTCGCGGCGCTATCTTGCGGGGCGCGGGGAAACTGCATGTTGTAGTACAGGCACTGCTTTTGCGGTTCCACGAAATAGCAGTCTTTACCCTCCAGTGCGGCCGGCTCGCCCGCGCGCCAAGCCAAGCCCACGAAATTCACCACGTCGCGCGCGCCCAGATGGGCTGTCCGTTCTAGGACGGTAATCATGCGGGTGAACTGCTGTGGCATCCAGACCTGGCCAAACTTCGCGCGCCACCATTCCAGGTTGTACAGACGTTCATCAGTCACAACCTCGCGCTGCAGCGTGGCGCCGTGGCGCGGAACTTGGGCGCTTACTCCAAACACGGTTTCAGGCTGGGTGTCTGGCTGACCGCTCAACGTTGCAAGGTGGCTTTGAATGCGCAGGCGGGAAAAGCCAGCTACGCGAAATGAGCACATGTCCTCCAGGTCTTCGGATCGTTCGCCGTCTTCTTCGTCGCTGTCTTTGAACTTGGCTACATACTGCGTGAAATCGTCTTTTACCCGATACCGCCAATACACCCCGAAATCGTGGCCAGGCAGGAACACGCGGCGGGTGCCTATCATGCGCTCGTTGGCCCCATCGCCCGGCATGCCGGGGATAAGCCAGGCTTCGAGTTTGCGCAGGCGGCGCGTCAACTCATCTTCACCGCGCTTTACCAGCACGTCGTTGATATCCTCGCCTTCATCCCAATCATGCATGTCCACCAGCAGTGAGCTGATGTCCTGAGCGGTAAGGATTTCCGACAAGCGCCACGCCGCAGCCAGGCCAGGCCGTTCCCCGCTACGTTCTTGCACGGGGTCCGCGTGGTCAAGGGCGATTCGTACGTTCTTGCCACGCAGAAATGACCAATCTATTGCTTCGACGTTGCCAGTGCCGCGGATCGCATAGGCTGCGGTGCCGTGCGGTAATTGCGCGCATTCGACCGACAGCGCGTTGATCGGACTTTCCACGACGTAGACGGTATGCGCGCGGTCCAGGCGGCGCCGGTCGCTGGTCCAGCCGTGGCCCAGCTTCTCGCCCTGGCATTGCGTTTTGACGCCGCCATTCAGGGCCGGCTCTGCATACCTCACGTCAACGGCTGCGACTTGCGTCGCTCCAGATGCCCTGACAATAAACGCTGCACCAGGTCCGCCGTGACCTGGGTTGCCTGGGGCCACTTTCTCGCTGCGGTAAGTGTTCCAGCCGATTGCGCGCTGCTTGAGCGCGAGCCTGGAGACATCCTCGCGGATTTTGCGGCTGGCCAGGTAGGCGATGACAGGCTCAGGGGCGGCGAGACATCGGTCGGCGATGTAATCCACTACGCCCTTTCGTTCAGGCGTGTTTCCGCCCGTTTGAGGCTCTGGTGGTGGCATGGGTATGCCATACCATTGGCCCAACAGCTTCGCGGCGTCCCAGGGCGATTCTGTCCCGTTGCAGTACATCACCAGGTCTATGCAGCTACCACGCTCATCTGGGTTGCTCCAGTCCTTCCACATGCGCCCGTCGTTGAAGATCGAGACGGACGCGCCCTTATCCGCATGATGCGGGCTGTGATAGTTGCCTTTCGCCCCATGACGCTTGAGGCCCAGCCGGTCGGCCAGGTCGTATAGGTCGATGTCACGCTTCAAGCGCTCGAACCACGCGGCCAGAGCTGGATTGGGAACAGATGCTTGCATATTACTTCTCTACTTTGTCGTCGGCGTGGAATGTGCCGGGCGACGCGATCCAGGCCAGCACCTCGCTGCCCAGGTATCGGGTGCAGCGGCTACCAAGCGTTCGGGGTTGCGGGGCCGTTTTAGCGTTGACGTGGCGATGCCACGTAGCGCGGCCGACTCGCACAAAGTCGGCTATGTCGTTCCACGAGTAGAGGGCATCGGGTAGGAGCTTTTCCGGCGCCGGTCGGCGTGGACGCTTTGTCCGTTGGAGGTCGTTCATCATCTAGTCCAGATCCGCCGCGCTCGCCCGCTTGAAATCGGGTCGACACGCGGCGCGGGAGGCAGAAGCACGCGCGGCATATGCCGGCGAACTCGCTTCTACGTTGGTAGGAAGGGTGGCGCTATTGGCCATTGCGTGCGCCGTGATTTCCAGGCAGCGCCGAAGCAGCGGGCATTGCAGCGCCTCGTCTAACGTGCCGCGCAGGGCGGCCGCCGCATGAGCTTTCTGAAGCTGCGCGCGCATTGGATTAGGCCGTCAGATGGCGTTCGCGCAGGGTGCGCATGGCGGCGGCGTGAACGGCGCAGGCGGCGGTAAGCATGGGGCCGGACAGAACGGTATCGCCGGCCGAGGCCGTCAAGAAGAGGGATTGGCCCGGCTCATAGGCGCCACGCACCAGATATTCGGTGAGCTTGGCCAAGGCCTTTACCTCGTCGTCGTTCATGTGTGTTTCGATGCGGGCATGCACGGGGATGGCAGGCATATTCGATTCCTTCGGAAAACAGTTCCCCGCGACGGGCGCAGATGCGCCCGCCGGCAAGGCGGTATGACGTGGGGTAGGTAGAGGTGCTACAGCGCCAGGGCGGCGGCTTCCTGAGCGCTCAGGAGGTGGGCGATTTCCACCGAGGAAAGAACGCGAGTGCGGCCGGTGGCGCGGTCGACGACAAACAGCGCGTGGCTGGTGCTGCGGTCCATGTCGAAGTTGACTGGGCTCGACCGGCTACCGATTTCGGCGATGGCCTTCGCCGCTTCGGTCTCGGCCGTGCGTTGCGAGCAGTTGGCCACTGCCATCAGATGCGCAACGCAGCGCTCCAACAACTGGTTATCGCGCGGCCCGGGCATCGTGGCGCCGTTGTCTTTCTCCACGGCAAGGAATTGGTGGGCCTGGTCGGCCAGAAAATCGCGGTTCCAGTTGGGTGAACCGTTTACAAGGGCAAGGCGTTGGCTATTCATCATGGTCTAGGCTCATTTGGCGTGGATCGGACTTCGCGGCTGCAGCAAGCCGCAGGGACGTGCTGAATGGGGACAGGGGCAGCTGAATATCCGGCCTGGCTTGCGACAGGGCAGAAGGCGAGATCGCGGCCACTGCCTCGATGTGCGCCTTCCAGGTGAAACCGCAGTGCAAATTGCGGCACTGGAAGTAGGCCGCGCGCACCAAGGGGGAAAGCTGTTCGCTGGTGCGTACCGTTGCCCAGGTCTCGCAATAGGGGCAGGCCATGCCAAACCGATTCATGGCTATCGACGCCGCGACTTGGGTTGACGGTGTTCGGTCTCGTAGGCGACCAATCCGCGTAACGCCAGCATTCGGATAAAGGACGACACAGAGCGCACTTGCTCATCGGCATAGCTCTGACAGCGCATCAATTCGTCCTCGGTGAGACGAAAGCCGACCATCTTTTGTTGAGCCGTTTTAGGGCGGCTTCCCTTAGTACGCGCACGAATTGGTGTATGTTCCATTTGATTTCACTCGTTATCAGACACGGCAAGTGAATTATGCACACGAATGTGTGCATTCGTCAAACATAAATGGGAGCAAATGTTGGCACTTGGACAGAGGCTGGCGGAGGAAAGGGATCGTTTAGGCTTGACGCAGGAGCGCTTTGGCGAATTGGCGGGCGTATCGCGGAATAGCCAGGCGAACTACGAAAAAGGCGTGCGACAGCCGGATGCCAGCTATCTGGAACAGATCGCCGCTTCGGGGGTTGATGTGCTGTACGTTCTGACGGGAGCGCGCTCACTTTCCGAAAAGGACTTGGCGGCCGATCTCCAACGATATGGCGACGCATGGGAGACGCTGGAACTAGCGCTCGAAAAGGTCAACCGCACAATGTCGCCTGCGCGAAAGCGCAAGGCAGCCGAAGCGCTGTATCGGGCGAGCAAGGCGCAGATGGCCGGGGTCACGCAAGAACAGCTAACCGCACTTGTTCTAGATTTGGCCGCTTAAGGAAAAGGCATGTCCAAATTCGATGATCCGAACGTCCTCAATTTCCCCGGTCGTCAACCTGATCCCGTTCGAGCAGGCGCCGGCGCAGTGGACCAAAGCGTCGATGTACTTGCGGAGCTAAAAAGCGCGCTCGCCGATACGGAAGTAACCCCACCGGGCGAAACAGCCCTACAGACTTCACAGTCGAGGTCACAGTCCATCGTCGGCGCAGGCAACATGCAGGCAGGGCGGGATCTGCATGTACACGAAGATCGGCAGGCTCCGCGGCTTTCTGAGTATATTTTGTGCCCGGCGTGTGGCTCCCAGATTCCGCCACTTGCGGACATTTGCTGGAACTGCAACAACAATGTCGCGCGACACTTCGCGTTGCTGCGTCAAAGGCATGCCCGGAATTGCGCCGCTGTCGCCGCAACAGTCTGCTTCTGCGTGTTCGGTCTCGCCGTGGGCGCATTGCAGTTCGATCTTGTACCTACGACATGGCGCACCGGCACCGGCATATTCGCCGGTGCGGCTGCCCTTTTTGCGCTCATGATCGCCAAAGATATTTCGTAGGTCAGTTCTTCCCGTAGCCTGCGGCCCTGCCCCTAATAAACCGGCTGGGGCCGCAGGTGGCCGGCACCTTGTCCGCCTGCGCGGCGCCGGTGTCAGCACAGAAGGAAGACAAGATGTACGAACCCAAGATCAACGCGACCAACGTTCATCGCCTGTATCGCGGCGAGCCAAAGAGCCCGTCCACCAATGACGTGATGGGCGTGTTGCTGCGCGAACTATCCGCTGCGAGGCCTCCAGATCAATGTGATCCCACGTCCGTTCACGGGAGAAATGACGCCGCCGCCAACTTCACCGGCCCACAGCAGCGGGCACAGGGGCAAGGTAATGTTCAGGTCGGTGCGCCAGGTGGCATGACGCAGATTGCACGAGGCAATCACAATGTACAGATCGCGGACTTTCAGCTGGTCGTGCAGCTCGGACTTACCCGGCCACCACGGCCTGTACTACGCAAGCTCGTCTTCAGATTCAGGCACATCGCTATGGTCGGTCTGCTGGTCGTCGCGTTCCTGTGCTGAATCAGTGGTTTCACCTTCGGCGCTTGTCGTCAGTCCACCATCGTCCAGCTTGTGCGTGACGCGCGAAAGTAGCCAGACCGTGGAGCTGATAAGCGCCTTGGTGCCGAGCATGCGCACCTTGGTTTGCGGCGCCAGGTCGGGCCGGCCGTAGGCCAATTCAAAACGCAGCGTGGCCGTGCCGCGCTGCAGACGCGCCCATTCCGCGCGCGCTGCCTCAAGCGCATCCTCTTCGCTCGCATACAGCTGCCGCAGGCGCTTGGCGTTGCCGATGACACCCGCCAGGACGTGGCGACGCTTGGCCTTGCCCTTGTCTTGCCATGAGGCGTGAACGCCGGTGTATGAATCGCGGTCCGCGACCTGGTAGCGGATGGCGTCGCCATCGCGCCGCGTCAGCTCGATGGTGGGCATTTCCTTGCCGCTGGCGGTGTCTCCCTTGCCAATGGGCAGGAACAAGAGCTTTCCCTCTTTGATAGTGGCCACGGCGTCGTAGCGCTTGCCGATGCGGTTCAAAAATGCCAGGTCGGATTCGTCGGTCTGGTCGATGTGTGCGATCTTCGTCCCGCCGAATGTGCCTACCACGGGCGTGAGCTTGTGCGCCTTGGCGATGGCCTCCACGATGGCCTTGATGGTGGTCTTGTGGAAACTGCGCGTGGCGCGCGTGCGTAGCGCGTTGCTCATGTCTGCGCTGCGGGCGCGCAGCGTGATGACATCCGGCGGCCCGGAAAACTCCACCTCGTCCACCTCGAACGTACCTTTATCGACCATGCCGCGCGCGTCGCTCCAGCCGAGAAAGACCCGCACGACCACGCCACGGCGCGGCAGCTCCAGCAAGCCGTCATGGTCGCTCAGGGTGATATCGAGCTGGTCCGCCTGGTCGGACCGGCATTCGGTGATAGACAGGCTGACCAGGCGCGGCGCGAGCTTGCAGGTAACATCCTGATCGCCAAGCAGGACGCGCCAGCGGGGCGCTGGGTACTCGGTGCGGCCGCGCTGCAGGCCATCGGACAGAGCCGCGAACATCAAAGCCCCCAGCCGGCGATAGAGCCGTCCATGGTGTCGATGGGAATCTGCAGGTCATCCAACAGCGGCCGCGCCTGCGAATCGTCCACGCACTTGAGCGTGAGCGTGAAATCCGTCTTCTGCGGCAGGCCGTTCACCACGAACATCGAACCCTCTTCATCCAGGCCGGTGATGATGAAGGCGCCGTAGACGGTGCCGATGCCATCCACCATGACATAGGCCTTGCCCGTGTCGCCCATACGGCGCAGCAAACGGATGGCGCCGGTTGTGCCGAACAGCTGGGGGATGATGGTTCCCGACAGGGTGATGGTGTCTTCTCCCTTGCCCACAAACTGATAGGCCGGACCCGTGCCCATGCGCGAGTTCGACGGGTGCCGCCATTCTGTCTGCCGCTTGAGGGTCTGGTAGGCGGCGGTGGGCAGGCCAAAAATGAACATGCCGAGGGCCATCATCATGGTGGCGGTCTCCTATTCGTTGTCGTAGTAAGCGGAGCGCAGGCGCGCGGCCTTGTCGGCATCGCGCCGGCGCAGGGCATCGTCCACCGCGCGCGCGATGTCTTGGGCGCCGGCGCCGGCGCCGCTGATGTGGATGGTGATCGTGTCGCCCTGGATCGTGATCGAGCGGCCGCCGGCCGTATTTGCCGCCATGGCTGGCCGGTGGTCGATTCGCGCCAGGGCGCCGGCGTCGGCGACCAAGCCGGCGGGCGTCGACAGAAGGCCACCAGGGGCCGCCAGGGCGCCCGAGGCGGGCAGCATGGCCCCGCCTATGGCCACGGACGCTGCGAGCGCCTGGGCGGCCTTTACGGCGGCCGGCTGGCCCGCCTCGATGCCGACGGCGGCGCCTTCGGACACAAAGCCGCCCATCTGGGCAAATACCCGGCTGGGCGAGTGAATGCCAAGCTTTTCCTTGAACCAGCCGACGATACCCGTACCGATGTTGGAAATCGATTCCTTGAGCGCGCCGGCCATGCTGGAAATGCCATTGATCAAGCCCTGGATCAGCATCGAGCCGAATTGCGTGAAGTTGCCGGGCAGCTCAACCCCCAGCGTCCCCAGCGCTCCGGTGATCGCCTGGTACAGCAGGCCCAGCGGTGACCAGTTCACCAGCAGCGCACCGATGCCGGCAAGGCCGCCATCGAAGACCGCCTTCACGGATTCCCAGATGTCGGAAAAGAACGTCGTCAGGCCGCTCCAGGCGGCGGACAGTATGGGGATGGGGTTGAGCGCGGCCAGCAGCTCGCCCAGCCACGCCATGGCCGAATCAAACGCCGCCGTGACCTGCGCCCAGAGGCCGGAGAAAAACGCCTTGATCGGCGTCCAGTACTGGTAGATGAGATACGCGGCGCCCGCGATGGCCGCCACCGCCAGCACGATGGGATTTCCGAGCAGCAACTTGCCCACCGACACGATAGCGCTACCCAGCAAGCCAAAGCCGCCCTTGGCCAAGTTGAACAGCACACCAATCAGACTGCCGCCCTGGATGCCGAGCATGGATAGCCCGTAACGCACCACGATGAACGGTCCCAGCACGGTGGCCAGCGCCAGGGTGAGCGCGCCGAAGGCTGCGACCAGGCCGGCGATGACAGCAGCCGTGGCGGTGAGCGCGCTGGCAATCTGCGGATTGGCCTTCATCCACTCGCCCACGGCACTCACGACGCCGGCCAGGCCTTTGGTGAGGCGACGCAGCGTCTTATCGTGCAGTTCTTCCGTCTGGATGCCGACATCCTCCCAGGCGCTTTTCAGTTCGTCCAGGTCGCCGGTGAGGTTGTTGGCCATGGTGCCGGCGGTCTTGTCCGCTTCGCCCGCGGCCTTCTTCAAAATGGCGATGAACTTCTGCAGCTCGCCCGTGCCGGCCTGTTCCACCAGCACCTGCAGGCCGCTGAATGCTTCTTCGCCGGCGATGTGCTTGAAGAACCCCGACCGTTCGGCGTTCCCCATCTTCGCCGTCTTCTGGTGCAGTTCGGCCAGAATGTCCGGCAACTGCCGAAGGTTGCCGTTCGCGTCCTTGGTCTTGATGTTCAGCGCGTCCAGCGCGTCGGCCGCCGCCTTGGGCGGAGCGGCCAAACGGCCAATGACCGCGCGCAGGGCGGTGCCGCCCATGCTGCCTTGAATGCCGGCGTCGCCCAGCTTGCCCGCCATGGCCGCCACGGTCTCGATGTCCTGCCCGACGCCGGCCGCCACGGGCGCCACGTACTTCATGGTTTCGCCCAGCATGTACAGGCTGGTATTGGACCGCGTGAAAGCGCCCGTCAGCACGTCGCCCACGCGGTTCATCTGCTCGGCGGGCAGCTTGAAGCCGGTGAGGATGTTCGACCCGATATCGGCAGTTTGCGCGAGATCGGTGTCGCCGGCCTTGGCCAGGGACAGCATGCCGGGCATGGCGTCCTGGATGGCCTTGGGGGTAAAGCCCGCCATGGCCAAGAAGCCTTGCGCGTCCGCCGCCTGGGTCGCGGAGAACATTGTCTTGGCGCCGAGGTCTCGCGCCTGCTTGCGCAGCGCCTGCATCTCGGCGCTGTCCTTCTCGATGCGGGCCAGTGCCTGAACCTTGCTCATCTTGGCGTCGAATTCGACACCAGGCCGGATGAAGCGCGATTCCGCGTACAGGGCAGCGCCGCCGGACGCCAGGCCAGCGGCGCCGGTGCCGGCCATTGCGCCCACGGCCGCCTTGCCGTTGCCGTACTTCTCTTTGGCCGTGGCCAGTTTCTGGTGGTGTGAGGCGGCGGCCTGCAGCTTGCGCGTCTGCCTGTCCAGTGCCTGTGACGTGTTGTCGATCTTCTGGCGCAGGTTGCGTTCGTCCCGTGCCAGGTTCGATGTGGAAAGGCCCGCGCGCGTCAGGTTGTCCCGCAGACGTTGCAGCTCTACGGACTGTTGGCCGTGTCGCTCTTTCAGCTGCTGGGCCGCACGCACCGCCTGGTTGAATTCCCGCGTCATGGCACGGGTGGGATTGGTGGTCCCCTGCATCTGCTGGGCCAAGGCGACCACGCGCTGCTGCGCCGTGGCCAGTTCAGCGCGGGTGGTCTGCAGGCCGCGCGTCAGCTCGCGGAATTGTCCCACCTCGCGCTGCGCCGCCGTCAGCTGCTTGAGCTTTCCGCGCAGGTCGGCAACGCCCTGGGCGGACGCGCCGGCGGTGCTCTTGATTTTGCGAAGCGGCCCCGACAGCTTGTCCTGCAGGGCCGCGATGACGCGAAGCTGTAACGCCTTGTCCATCTGTTACGTCTCGGGTTGGTAGCGCACGCGCGCTCGCTCGCGCCAGTCGGCCAGCTCGGTCAATTCCATCGGATCCATCTCGGCCGGCGGCCAGTGAAAGACCATGGCGATATCCGCCATGGCGTCTTCTACGCAGTTTGGATAGCCAGCCGTTCCGCCTTGCTCATAAAAAAACTGGCGACCGTGGCCCCCACGTTCAACAGGTCGGCCGGGTCCAGATCCCTGATTTCGGCCGGCGTCAGGATGGGTTCGCAAACGCGCGGCAGTACGGTGGTCAGCGCCTGCACGTCAACCTGCACCAGCGCCATGAGAGTGACGCCGCGCAGAGCGCCGGCCTTGGGCTTGCGGATCAGCAGGCGGGCGATGTCGCCGCTGGCGCGCTTGATCGGCTCATCCAGGTCAACCGATTTCAGGTCGAGGGTGTCGATGACGGCGGCCGTCAGGGCTTGCGGTTGTTGGTCGATGTGCGAAGGGGTCTTGTCGGTCATGATGGTTCCAGGAGTAGAGGGTTACAGGCCGATGGCGGTACGGATGGCCTGCATGGTGTCGATCTCGCCGACCATGTGAATCATGTTCACCAGGTCGATTTCAAAGACCGTCTGGCCATCGTGCGATTCCTTGTAGTAGACGCACTCGGTGACGATCTTGAATTCGGTGTCATCGCCGACTTTCGACTCGCCGCGATCGATCTCGGAATGGCGACCGCGGACGATGATCTCCACGGCGGTCACTTCGTTGGTGTCGTCGCGTTGGTACGCTTGGGCAAAGCGCAGCTGAACGCCCGCCACGTCCACCGCGCCGTACTGCTGCAGGACTTGCTTGACGTTACCGCCGCAAGTCCATTCGACTTTCAGCGCGTCGTCATCCAGGCCGAAATCAGCCTTGATAGCGCCGGCGACGCCACCGGCGCGAAACGCTTCCATCTTGCGCGTCAGCTTGGGCAGGGTGACGGATGTGGCGACGCCGGCGTAGCTGGTGCCGTCGTTGTAGACGTTCATGTTTTTGAGCTTGGTGGGCAGTCCCATGGAATTGGCTCCGAATGTGCAGATGGCCCAGCGCGGACGTGCGCCGGACAGGATGGGTTACGCGGCGATCCGCTGGGCGAAGTCCAGCAGATAGCGGTCGGTGATGCGCTGGCGAAAGCCCAGGTCTTCCAGAGGCGGCACGGGCGTGTAGTCGTAGTCGAGCACCAACTTGCCGCTCTTGAGCGATTCCTTGGTGTTCGGCTCTTCGTCGTACCAGGCCTGCCCGTCGATGATCAGGCCCAGGGACTTGAGCTGGCGGAATTTGGCGTTGATGCCTTCCAGGATGTCTTTGACCAGCGACGCATGCAGGGGCGCGTCCACCGCCCACATGTGCGCCTCGGCCATCGTGTCGGCCAGAATCTGCGCGGTGCGGGTGTAGTTCTCGAACGGGAAGAGGCTCGAAGGGCCGGCGCACGTGCGGCTACCCCAGAAGCGAAAGCCGGTGCGGTTCACCAGCGTGGTGATGTCCTTCTCGTTCAGGTAGCCGGCGTCGGTGGCGGGGTCTTGCAAGTCCCAGAAGACGTCCTTGCTGATGCCGGTGACGCCGTTGACTGCGACGTTGGACAGCACCTTGTGCCAGCCGATGTCCTTGTCCAGCTTGGCGCGCAGGCCCAGGGCTGCCGCCGACGCGGTAATGACGCCTTCGGCGTTCGCGCGCGTGTCCCATCCCAGGAACTCGGGCCAGATCAGCATCAGTTCGCGTTGTCCGAAGCCTTCGCGGAACGCGGCGGCGTCTTCCTTGGTGTCGCAGCCCTTCATGCTGGCATAGCCGAATCCACGCAATTTCTGCGCGGTCTCGGCCAGCGCCGCCGTGGTGGCGGCGTTCTCCAGGCCCGGGATGCCGATGATGCGGGGTTTCAGCTTGGGGCCGGAGTTCTGCGCAGCCAGCAGCGCTTTGAGGCCGGTGTACCGGCCGTCGCTGCCTGCACCGCCGATAACGTTGGACGTGGTTTCAGCCTCGGTGGCGCCCTGCGCGACGCGGACGATTACCGTGGCGGGGTTGGTCTGCGCGCCGATGGCATCCAGGGAGCGCGCCAAAGTGCCTTTGGTGCCGGCCTTGGCGGCGGCCGCCAGGATGTTGGTGGCCAGCACCGGCGTATTCAGCGGGAACGCTTTCGGGTCTGCGTCCTCGGCCGTGGCGACCAAGCCGACGACAGCGGATGAAATCGTGCGAATGGGGCGGGTGCCGTCGTCGGCTTCGAGGACGCGCACTCCATGGTGATATTGGTCAAGAGCCATGGGGTTACCTTCAGAGATGGTGGGCAACGCCCGCGCGGGCGTCGCACGGGTATGCCGTCATTCTGAAATCGCGCCTTCGCGCGCGCACGGGGATTCCCTTCTGCTACGCGCTCCCACATGGCCAACTCGCGCTAGGAAGCCTGAGCGCCGTTGGGATCAACGATGGGCGGCGGTGCGTCGGATTCAGCCCATCCACCGGCGCCATCCGGGGTGTAGCGCTTACCGGGTCGCAGGGTCTTCGGGGCTGGCTGATCGATGGCCAAGCGCGGGATCAGGTAGACCGCTGCGGCAATGGGCGACTCATAGGCGCGAGTAGGGCCGACCAGAAAGCCGTCAGCGTCGAGCTGGGAAACAATCTTGAACGACATGGCTTTACCTCAGAATTTGATGACGGGAAACAGTGCGATATTGCGCACGCGGCTGCGGTATGTCGTCAGCGGCGAAGAGCTGCCAGCGGCCCAGTTTTGCTGCTGCAGGGTGTATTGGCGCGGGTGTTCGCCGTCGGTCACGCGGATAGTGAGCGAGCCGCCGGCAGCACCAGTGACCGCGTTGGGTATCTCGGTCGATGATTGCCATGTCCCCAGCGTGCGGCCCGCATCGGTGCCGCGACCGCTATCCAGACCTCGTATGTACTCGCCGCGAAGGTCGGGAAGGGTGATGTACGCCCCGTTGATGTTGCGGGTGGTGCTCGGCGCGCCTGGGTCGTCGCAACGAAACCCCCAGTCCGTCGATGCATTGTCGACGTTGCCGACAAATATCTTTGCGCTCAGGCCGGGAAAGTCCGCCACCGGGATGGCGGCGCCATCGGCGTGCAGTACGCCGGGACTCAGCTGCGCGGAGGCCACATATTCGATGTGGCCGCAGTCCGGCGATCGATATCCTGTGAAATTCGCTGTCTGTACCCAGACCCAGACCGCGCCCAGCTCGGCCACGATGATTGGTCCTACGTTCTGGGTGGGCAGTGAGGCCATAGGGTAGATCAGCGGATACCGTGCGTCCGGAGGCAGCGAGCCAAGTGGCGCGGCGCGGACGCGGCCCTCGTTGGTTCCGACCAAAAGATGGTTTTCTGCCACCTGGCTGAGTCCAGTTCCGCCGCGCGCCACGGCCAATATGCCTTTGGTTGCCTGTGCCACATCGATATCGGTGAGGTCGAGCACAACGTCAGACTGGCCGTCAAAGTTCTTGGGGGCCGCTGTAGCGGCGCCAGACACCGAAAATTTCCGTGCCGTGGCCAGCTTCTTGGCGGCCGCTGCTGTTTCATCTTTGCCCAAGCGCTTAGCGGTTTCCTCGTCCACGTAGTCGCGCGTGGCCAGAACCACATCCGGGTCGATCTTGAGCGTGAAGTTGTTAGCGCTGGAGACCTGCAGCACCATGCGCACCACCTGCGTGCGTGCCGAACCTTCGGCCATCTGCGGCTTGTAGGTGGGTGGACAATTGGATACCGCGATCAGATCGCCGTCCGCGTCGCGCAATCCCAGCTCACGCGCCCACCACCCGCCGAACTGCTCCGGGATGACCTGTTCCACTACCAGCCAGGCCGGATTGCTCGGGTCGACGAATTTGCGATTGATAGGCGCGCGGTGCTTGGAGCCGATCAGCGAGGTTTGCTCGCGAGTCGGCACGGGCAGCACGCCGCCGCCGTCGCCGACTTCCATCTCAGTGATGTTCACGGGGATGCCCAGCGCCTTGGCGTTGGCTTCTTTGGCCTCGCCGATCTTCGTCAGGATTCCGAAATAGGTAGTCATGGGTATACCGTCAGGGTGTCGATGATGTGCGTGGCGAGGGCGGCCGGCGTGGCGGCCGCGACTTCCACGGGTTGAGGTTGATACGGGTATACGGTCATCTCGTCGCCGTCATAGGACGCGACGCAGTGATTCAGGGGCGCCCGCACCTCCACCGCGATGGCCAGGCCGGTCATGTGCTGGCTCAGGCGCTTGGTGCTGTCGATGAGGCGGCCCAGCTCGTAATACATTGCTTCGGAAATGCCGCCATCGAGAACGCCGATAGTGAGCCGGAACGTTCCGCGCCGACCTTCCGGCACCATCTGATGCCATTCGGTCACTTCCAGCAGATAGCCCAGCGGCTCCACCACGCGGCGCAGCGCGCCGATGGTGCCTTTCAGCTGGTGAATCTTGAAGGAATTGGCGATGGCCTTACGCTTGGCCGCTTCTGACCAGGCGTCGTCCCAGCGGTCCACCGATCTTTCCCAGGCCAACCAGGGCAGCAGCGGGGCGGGCGTGGTGCTCGCGCGGCGCAGCTTGCGCAGTGGCAAGGGGATGTCCTCGATGTCGGCGCCGACCTGGGCAAGCTTGCGCTCAACTGGGGTGGACGAGGGTGGCAGAAGGGTAGGCTTTTCCGCCATCTCAACCGCCCGGCGCAATGGCGACTTCCACCGCCACGCATGTGGCGGCCTGGGTGGGGTCAAGAACCAAGTTGTCCGCAGGCTCGATCAAGTCGAGATGCGCAACGCCTTCGACATGCAGCGCGGCATTGATCGCGGATCGCCAGACCGATACGCCGGCGCGGCGGGGTCGGTTGACGTAGGCTCGACATGCGCGCGTGGCGGCCTCCAGCGCGACCGACCGGCCCGGGCCTTCGCCTTTCATGTGGAGAATCGCCCGCACGCGGTAGGTGGTGATGCTGCTGGATTGGACGGTCAAGCGGTCGCCCATGGGGCGGGTGTCCTCGTCGTTGAGCTTGGCGCGTACCTTGTCCAGCAGCTCGGCCGGCGCGGTGCCGTCGCCATCGCGGGCGAGTACGCAGATGCGCACATCGCAAGGCTCGGGACTGGTGGCAGTCGCGTCCGCGACCTGCCCGTCTGCGGTCAAGGCATGGAAGACGTAGCCATCGCGGGGGCCTGCGGTTGACAGGCCTTCCCACGCCAGCTGCGCGCGCTCGCGCAGTTCGTCGTCGCTTTCGTAGAGGGCTTCGACCGGCGGCACGGCGGCGGGGTCGGCCGGCCGGATGACCAGGCGGCTTACACCATACTCGGCTGCAATGTGTTCCAGGTCGGCGCCACGCGCGAATGCCAGCAGGACGGACCGCGCCGCGTCGTTGATGCGTTGTCGCAAGATGACTTCGCGCTCTGCGTTCTCCTGCAGGGTGATGACCAGCGGCTCCGATTCCAGCGCCAGCGCCTTGGCCACGGCGTCACGGTTTTCTTGCGCGAACAGGGCGAGATACCGCGCCTTGCGCGTCTCCAGGATTCGTTCGTAGTCCAGGATCTCCACCACGTCCGGCGCGGGAAGCTGGGAAAGGTCGATGATGTTCGGGCTTGCCATATCAGGCGCTCAACGTGGTGGAGAGGGACACACTTTCGGTGCGGTCGCCGGTGTCGGCTTCGCCAATGATGTTGAGCACCACGGCGCCGGGCCGGTTTGCGTTGACGTTGGCCGACAAGCTACGCACCCGCAGCCGGGGTTCCCACAGCATCAGCGCCGTGGCCGCCGCCGCGTAGAGCTGCAGGACGGCGGCGCCATTGGTGGGGGTGTCGATCAGGTCGGCGGCCAGGGCGCCGAAGGGGCGGCGGCGGATGCGTGTTCCTATCGACGTCGTGAGTATCTTGGTCACGGACTGATTCAGGTGTTGGCGGCCGCTGATCCGCAGGCCTGTGTTGGCGTCCATCCCGATGTAGCTCATGCGCCTGCCTCCGGCCCTTGGGTACGCGCGCCGCCCTGCAGAACGCCGCCATGAGTGTGCGTGTGGAGCACTATCCCGTGTGACGACAGCTCGCCGTCTGTGTGGCGCAGGTCGCCGGTGATGACTGTGTTGTTGCCCTTGCCGTTCTTGCCGCTCATGCCGGCCTGATAGGTAAACAGGCCTGTCACGGTCACATTGCCGTCAAGGGTGATTTCCGGGCATTTGAGGGTGGCCGACTCGCTGGCGGTGACCGTTGCCGTCTTGATGCCTTCGGCCGTGAGCTGGCCGGCCTCGTGGTCGTACATGATGCGGGCGCCGTCCGGGTAGCGCGTGACGTGTTCCGCCGCGCTGGCGGACGGGGCGGGGATGGCATCCGAGTTCAAACCCATCAGCACTACGCCGGCGGCGGGGTCGCCATCGGGACACAGCAAAACGACTTGTTCGCCGATGGTGGGCGGGTTCCACGTCGTTGTCGTGCCGGCGCGCAGCTCCAGCCACGGCAACCAGTTGCTTTGAAGGTCGCCCGAAGCGACGCGCACGCGCCCCGGCTCGCTGGCCAGATCGACGGCGAAGACCGTACCGATGCGGATCAGGTTGGAGATGAGGCGGAAGAGTTCGGCGATTTCATGCATAGCGGCCATGTTGCCGGGCCGCCTTCGCGCGCGCACGGGGCGCGCCTTGTGCTTCGGCGTGCTACAGGCCTTGGCCTGCCAAGTGGCGCGCCAAGGTGTCGAGCACCATTTCTCGGGTGCTCTGGGTGAATCCCAGCAGCTTTCGGCGTGGGTAGCGCACGGGCTTCTGGCCGCGTGCCGGGCGGTCGCTGCGGCCTTCCTGGTGAACCAGGGCCAGGCGCGCTACGCGACCGCTGTAGCCGACCACCGCGTCGGTGTCGCTGGCCTCTACGCGCAGGTAGCGAGCGGTGCGCAACCTCGTGAACATCTTGCGACGGATGGCGCCGCGCTTGCCACGCAGGTTCTTGGTACGCCTTGGAGCGTAGGGCGTGCCGTCCGGGTTCTGCTGGGCCGCAATCCGCTGGCCCTCGGTGCGGCGCAGCTCCACCGAGATGGCGCGGTTCACTCGGCGGCGCTCTGCCGGCCGGAGCTGCGCCAGCAGCGCCGCCGCCCAGGCCTGCACGTCCGAGAAATCGTCACTCATAGGGATGGCGCCACGCCGGGACAGTGACAGTAACCGGGGCGGCGCCCGGGATGACGATGGTGATTTCCTCATCTTCGACCGGCAGTTCGGCGTCGGTGGGCTCGTCTACATGCTCGGCCATCAGCGCGCCGTCGGCACCCGATGGCTTCACCACTACGCGCTCGGTGAGCGGCAGCTTGATTTCAATGTCCGCTGATTCGTGGTTCAGCAGCTCAACATCAAACTGGATGGCGTTGGCGCGCCGCTCGGGATTGATCAGCAGTTCCGGTTGCTTGATGCGGAGCCAGGCCAGCAGCGGCAGCATGATGGTGTCGGCCTGCCCCGCGTAGTCGGTCACCACGATGGTGAGGGTGTACCGATATTCGTGCGAGAGATTGCGCGTTCCCGTGCAATGGATGCTGCCGTCGTCAACGAAAACATGCAGCCTGTCCGGGTTCGTGGACAGAAACTCATTGTGCCGCGTCAGGTATTCGCGCAGCTCATTGGCCTTTCGCATGGCTCGCCTCGTCCTGGCATTTGATGATGGTGTCCACCCTGGCCGCGCATATCGCCCAGGCGGCCTCAAGGCGGTCTATCAACAGGTTCAGATCGCCGTCAGTCCTTGGCGCCGCCGCCGGCAGGCTGCACGGGGTCACGGGTGCGCAGGTATTCAGCGTAAGCCGCGGCCCCGGTGAGGGCAGGGCGCTGGCGCAGCCTTGCAACAGGATCAGGCAGCACAGCATCAGCCCAACTGCGAACTTGCGGATTTTCATTCTTGAGCCTTTCTAGGTCGAACGTGCGCTGGTCCAGCGCGTTGCGGAAGTCGTCTTGCGTGCGCTCCAGTTGTGCCAGGTCCAGGCGCTGGGTGGTCATGCGGTTGCCCAGGTCCGCCAGGTCGCTGGCTTGGCGCTCGATGACCTGGCCATAGGCGGTGATGGCGACATCCTGGCGCGCGATGTCGCCACGCTGGAACCAAACCACCACGGCCAGGAGGGCGGTTGCTGCATAGGGCGCGATGGCGCGCAGGAAGGTATTCATGCGGCCTGCCCCTCTTCTTCGCCGGAGAATCGCGTATAGGCGCGCTCCAGCTTCACGTCATAGAGGTTTTCCGCATAGGCTGGGCCGTTGTAGCCACGCGCGAACGCGGCCCACTTGCGGCCGGCCAGGGCTTTATGCAGGCCCGGATCGGTCTCGATGAAGCCCACGAAGGCGGCGAGCTGCGCGCCCTCGCTTTCCTGCTGCGCGGCAACGAACGCTTCCACGCTTTCAAACCCCAGCCGGCGCCAGTGGTAGCCCATGATTTGAAAGGCGCCCCAGCTCGCGGCCTCCAGCGCCGCAGGCCGGCAAATCTGGATCGCGGCCGCCAGCCGGACGTATTCGGCGGCGCCGCCCGCGTAGCCGCCGCGCTTGGGATTGACGATTGCCGGCAGGCGCGCGGCGTGGGGTGCCGGATCGACGGCATACTCGCGCAGGCGTTCATGGAAGACGTGCCGCTCGAACAGGATTGTGGGGCGTCCGTCGGGCAGAAAGCCGCGCCCGCTCGATTCCACCTCGTTCACGGCCTTGATGCTGGCCAGGGGAACGCCCAGGCGCTCGGCGGCCGTGATCAGGTCGGGTTCCCGCAGATAGCGCGCCACATCGTGGTTTGCCAGCGCGGCGCGGCTCTTCGGCCCATAGACGCCATCGACCACCAGGCCGGTGGCCCGCTGCAGGGCCGCCACCGCGCCGCGCGTGGCGTCGTCGTAGATCGCCGTGCGCTCAACTTTGTAGCCGGCGCGCTGCAGATCGGATTGAAGATCGGCCACGGCCTGGCCGATGGCGCCCTTGCGCAGAATTTCAGGCATCGGGGTTTCCTCGGGTGAACGTTGCCAAGTTGCCGCGCGCGCGCCAGGCACCGGCGAACAGCAGCGCGGCGATGACCAGCTCGGACAAGCTGGCCGGCGAGTGCAACAGGAGGATTTCGACGGCGCGGCAAAACAGCGCCGCAATCAGAGCGGTGGCCAGACACGACAACACGCGACGATGGCGCGCGCCCTTGGGCTGATACCAGAGGAAGCGGCTCGCCGTGCCGGCGTACAGAAGGGCGCAGGCCACCGCGATGAGGGACAGCGTAGGGGTGGGGTGCAGGTCGGTCATTTCTTTTCCCCAAAGCCTCGGAAAATGCTTCCGAGGTCGAAGTCCGGTGCCTTGGCCAGCAGCTTGAGGGCCAGCGGCACGATGACGACCGCGCCAATCAGCGCGGGCAGAAAGGATTCCTTGGCCAGCTCGCGGGCGACGATTTCGCCGGCGCCGCCGTAGCCGCACAGGCCCGAGACCAGGAAGGAAACGAAGCGCTTCCAGGCGGTGAGGTCTTTCTTGGTGCTCGCCACAAGGGCCGCGCCCATGACGGCGCCGAAGGCCGCGTTTGCGTCGATCAGCGGCAGGATTTGCGACAGGGCCGCGCCGGATACCAGCGTGGTGGCCACGGCGCCCGATACGGTCGAGGGTTCGGCCATTGGGTTCAGTCCCAGAGTTTGACGGCAGGGGCCGCCGTAGGTTGAGGGGCGGCGTCTGGCAGTTCCACGACGTGGCCATGCGGCAGCACCGCGCCCAGGTCGGCCAGGCCGGGATTGAGTTCGTATGTGGCTTCGACCACGTCCCGCGTGGTGCCCAGGTGACGCCAGCAGAGCGCGTCCACGGTGTCACCTTGTTGAGCGCGGACTTTCATCAGATGAGGTCCACGATGTTGCGCTTTCTGCCCACGACATCGGCGATGGCCCAGCGCGCGTTGCGGCGGTGGTCGCTGGGCGCCTCGTCCAGCCATTCCGCCCGCTTCTGGCCGGCGGCCGTGGCGTCGTAGTCGGTCATGCGCTCGATGAGGTCGGCTTTGGCCAGGCTGTAGACAGCGCGGCGGTAGGCGTGTTCCAGGTGTGTGGCACCGTCGATCTTCTCGGCCGGGACGTCCTGGAGCTGGGTGTAGCCTTTGGCGCACTGGACAGCCTTCCATGCGGCCAGGCTGTTGCCGGCTTCCAGCATGGCGCCAACGAGCGCGAAGCGCAGGCGCGGTTCGGTCACTGTGCCATCCAGGCGCAGCGTCTCGCGGGCGTTGGCCAGGTCGATATCTGGGAAAAAGCCATCATTCCCGACCGTCTGCGGCGGTTCGGTGCGGGGCGCGGGTGCGGTTGCGATGAAGCTCATGGCCTGTTCTCATGAAACCGGCGGTGGGCGGGCATCCAGTCGGTCTATGACCGACCTTCCGCCCGCGCCGCCGTGCGCTTGGGGGCACTCGGTTAGCCGGCGTTGCCGGCGTTCTTGATCTTGCGTTCCAGCTGTTCGATGAGCTTTTTCGCGCCCACGCCGCTGTGCAGCTCCACGGCGCGGCGCAGTTGTGCGACGCCGGCCCGTGCCATTTCCAGTTGCGGGCCGCGCGGCTCCTCGCCGGCCTGGGCCGCCAGCGTCTTGCCCAGGGCCAAGTGCAGCTTGGCGCGGGCTTGGTCCGGCGCATCCTGGCCGTCCACCAGGCGCGCGACTTCCTGCAGCACCTGTATGGCCTCTTCGGGCTTGGATATCGCGCCATTGGCGACCTGGCCGGCCACTTCGTCCAGCAGCAGGGTGGCCGTGTTGCGCTTGAGCCGTTCCGGCAGTTGCAGGTCATGGCGCAGTACGTAGTCGGCGAGCTGCAGGCCGGACGCGAATGCGCCGATGTCGAAGTGCCACACCATCAGCGTGGTCACCACTTCATCCGGCTGGCCGCCATCGCCCGCCAACACGCCCTGCAGGTAGTCGGCATACTCGGGAACCAGCTCGCGCTTGACGGCTACTTTGCGCTCCACCGATTGGATATCGTGCAGGCGCCGCCGGTCCTGGGTCAGTTTGGCCATCATCTGGCCGTAGATGCCGCCCATGACGGCGGGCGCGTCGCCATCGGCAGCGCTCGCGCGGGCGGCCAGCACCCGCGTGCGGTGTTGTTGTGCGGGGCTGGTCATGGTCAGGCCTGCACCAGCTCGATGTTTTCGACCATGGCGGCTTGGCCGTAGTCTTCGACCACGTAGTCGTCGTTGGAGCTTTCGTAAGTGTCGACGCGGCTGCGCTTGGCGTTTTCCTCGAGGTGACGACGGCGCCCGCCAATCTGCCAGTACAGCGACAGGTTATCGAGGGTGGTGATGAGCACTTTCTTTTCGGGGAAGAAAGGCGCCTGCACCGCCGGCAGGCCGCCGATACGCTTCTGGCTGATGATCAGGTCTGCGGCCAGCGTGTCGGTGGCGCGGCTGTCCTGGTTGACCAGCGGGAAATACTTGTCATGCATGAGGCCACGGCCGACGATGGCGACCAGGCCCGCGCTTTCGCGGTGCCACGGGTCCAGCAGCGTGATGGCGTCGTAAACCAGGGCATCCAGGTTCTGGTAATCGCCGCTGGCGCCCACTTGCACCTTGCCGGCGGCTTTGCCTTCGTGCATGACGCGCTCTTCCGCATACTCGCGCATCTTCTGCAGCCAGCCCTTGTTCACGTCCTGCAGGAGCGGGTTGGCGGTGGGGTTGGTGGTGGCCGCTACGGTGGTGCCGTTGAAACCGATCATGATGCGGTCGAGCGCCTGACGTTGGATCAGCAGATCGCGGATGCGGGTCTGGAAGTCCTTGAAGTGCGCCCAGGCGTCCAGCTTGGCGTAGGGAATGAACGAATCAAAGTTGGTGTGACGGCAGTAGTAACCGTTCGCGTCCAACGTGGTCAGGTCGCGCGGCTCGCGGTCCTTGGTCTGGGTGTCGGTGCGCGATGCAATGGGGCCGGACAGGTTCAGGCCCAGCTTTTCGCCCTGCTGCTCGGTGACGCCGATCATGTTGATCTTAGCCAGGAAGGCCGAGCTTTCCTGGATCTTGGTTTCCATCGTCTGCTGCACGGTCGGCGCGACGTTGAAAGTGTGGACGACGCTATCGACCCCATTGAGCTGGGCCAGGTGGTGCAGATAGTCGTTGAAGAGGACGCGGGTTTCGTTGCGCATGTTGCTGTTCCGGTTTGGGTTTTGGTGGGTCGAGATCGGCCCGCGTTAGCAGTCGGTTTTCACGCGGCCATCGCCGCCGGCAGCCGGCGGGCGCTGCGAGTGGTTGCCGGGCGTCTTGTCGAGCTGGGCACGCAGTTCGGCCAATTCCTTGGCGGTCGCAGCGTTCTTCTTGAATTCGGCCATCTCGGTCGTGACTTTGGTGACGGCGGCGGCCAGGTCGCCGGTGGTCTTCTTGATCGCAGCTTCCAGCGCGTTGAAGGCTTGTGTTGCGGCAGCCACGTCAATCGGCGCGGCGGCCGCCTGCGGAGGCTGCGTTGCTGCGGCTTGAGACTGGCCCGGCAGCAGGGAGCGGAAGAAGGCGGCGAACCCCTGCAGGGCCTTGGCGGTGTCGTCGGTGGGCTTGTCGTCTTCGTCGAAGTTCAGGGGCGTTTCCAGCAGGCTGGAGAACAGGTTTTCCGGCGACTGCTTGCGGCCGGCGAGCGGGTTGGATGCGGGGTTCTTGGCGGCGAATTGCAGGATGGAGGTCCCCAGGCTGGCCGGGCTGTCGGTGACGCCCAGGCCAACCAGGCCGCACTTGCCGGTGCCGGCGAAGTCTTCTTGAAGTTCGATGGACGTATAGATTTTCTGGCGGCCCTTCGTCATGGACACCAGCGCGGGAGTGGGGTCGAGCTGCGCTTGCAGCGTGAGCTTGCCTTCGTCGTTTTCTTCGGTGCGCACGGCCAGCACATCGCCATAGGCGCAGAACGGACTTTCCGGCACGACGCCGCGAATATGTTCCATCCAGATGCGCGCGCCGTACTTGTCGCGGTTGTAGGTTGCCGCGATCTCTTCCAGCCAGGTGCGCTGGATGTTGCGGCCATCGGTGGTCTGGCCTTCGGTGGCCACGGTAAACCAGCGGTCTTTGTTCATAGGGTTTGGCTCGTCGGTGGTGTTCGGGTGTTGCCATACTGGCCCCCGCCGCCCGGCCACTCAACGGCGCGGCGTTGTGCGCGTGCGATCCAGAAGAGACGGCTTCACGCGCGCGCGGAGAAGCCCGGCAGGATGGCGGCATGTTGCAATCCACTGACCACATCGACCCGCGCCGCGTCGCCCGTGACCTGTACTGGCAGGGCTGGCGCATATCGTCCATTGCCCGCCACCTGAGCGAAAAGCGCACCACGGTTCACAGTTGGAAAACGCGTGACGGCTGGGACAAGGCTTCGCCCGTCGAGCGCGTAGAAACCGCGCTCGATGCGCGCCTGTGTACGCTCATCGCCAAGACGGAGAAGGACGGGCGCGACTTCAAAGAAATCGACTTGCTGGGGCGTCAGCTTGAGCGCACGGCGCGCGTGCGCAAGTTCGATGAGGACGGGCGCGATTCCACGTTGAACCCCGCGCTTGACCGGCGCAATTCAGGGCCGAAGCGCAAGCCCGAGCGCAACGCGATCAGCGACGAACAGGCGCAAAAAGTGTCACAGGCGTTCCGGGATTCCCTCTTCGACTATCAAAAGGTCTGGCTACGCAACGGCGATCAGCGCACCCGGATGATCCTCAAGTCGCGGCAGATTGGGGCAACCTGGTACTTCGCGCGCGAGGCGCTGGACGATGCGATCAGGACGGGCCGAAATCAAATATTCCTGTCCGCGTCGAAGGCGCAGGCGCACGTCTTCAAGCAGTACATCATTCAATTCGCGCGAGAGGCCGCGGACGTCGATCTCAAGGGCGATCCCATCGTCTTGCCGAACGGCGCGCACCTGTACTTTCTGGGGACGAACGCACGCACGGCGCAGAGCTACCACGGCAATTTCTACTTCGATGAGTTCTTCTGGGTGCCGAAGTTCGCGGAGCTGAACAAGGTGGCCAGCGGCATGGCGCTGCATAAGCACTGGCGCAAGACCTATTTTTCTACCCCGTCCAGCATGGCCCACGAAGCCTATCCACTTTGGACTGGCGACGTGTTCAACAAGCGCCGCGCCAAGCGCGATCAAGTGGCCATCGAGCTGGCGCACTCGATCTTGAAGAATGGCCACCAGTGCGATGACCGCATCTGGCGGCAGATCGTCACCATCCTGGACGCCGAGGCGGGCGGCTGCAACCTGTTCGACATCGATGAGCTGCGGCTTGAGTACAGCCCCGATCAGTTCGAAAACCTGCTGATGTGCGGCTTCATCGATGACACCGCCTCTATCTTCCCGCTGTCGGTGCTGCAGGGCTGCATGGTCGATTCGATGGTCGAGTGGGTAGATGTGCAGAAATTTCTGCTGCGACCCTACGGACACTGGCCGGTGCTGGTGGGCTATGACCCGTCGTTGTCGGGAGATTCCGCCGGCTGTGTGGTTGTGGCCGCGCCGCGGACCCCCGGCGGCAAGTTCCGCGTGCTGGAGTATCACCAGTTCAGGGGGATGGACTTCGCAGCGCAGGCCAAAAAGATTGAGGAAATCACGAAGCGGTACGCCGTGGCCTACATCGGTATCGACGCCACCGGCATGGGGCAAGGCGTGTTCCAGCTGGTCAAGCAGTTCTTTCCCGGCGTCCGGTCCTACAGCTATTCGCCCGAGGTCAAAGGCCGTCTGGTGCTCAAGGCTGGGGACGTGATCCGCAACAAACGCCTGGAGTTTGACGCCGGCGCCACCGACCTGGCGCAGTCGCTCATGGCAATTCGCAAGACCACCACCGCCAGCGGTCGCAGTGTCACATACGACGCCGGCCGGGCCAGCGAGACCGGACACGCCGACCTGGCCTGGGCGCTGATGCATGCGCTGGATTGGGAACCCCTGGAAGGCGCCGCAGGCGTCGGAAAAAGCTTCATGGAGATTTACGGATGAAACGAAAAAGCAAGACGGCCAGCGCGGCGCCGGCGCCCATGCCTGAAAAGGTCGAGGCCTTCACCTTCGGCGAGCCGGTGCCGGTGCTCGATCGGCGCGAGATACTGGACTATCTGGAGTGCTGGCGCAATGGGCGCTGGTATGAGCCGCCCGTCAATTTCGGCGGCCTGTCCAAGACGTTCCGGGCCAGCCCGCACCACAGTTCAGCGATCTACTTCAAGGCCAATATCCTGGCCTCCACGCTGCTGCCGCATCCTGCATTTGGCCGCGATACCTGCCTGAAAATGGCCATCGATTTCCTGACCTTCGGCAACACCTACGCGGAGCGGCTGGACAGCATGACGGGCAAGCTGATCATGATGAAGCACGCGCTGGCCAAGTACACGCGGCGCGGCGTTGAGCCAGGCCGTTTCTTCTTTCTGCCCAGCTCCGGCCAGGAGCATGAATTCCGCCCCGGCACGGTGTGCCAACTGATGCAGCCGGACATCAACCAGGAAATCTATGGCCTGCCCGAGTACCTGGCCGCGCTCAATGCCGCATGGTTGAACGAGTCCGCGACGCTGTTCCGGCGCAAGTATTACCACAACGGCAGTCATGCGGGATTCATCATGTACGTGACGGACACCCTGCCGGATGGTGGCTATGTCGATGATATCCGCGAGGCGATGAAGAACTCGAAGGGGCCGGGCAACTTCCGCAACCTCTTTGTTTATGCGCCCGGCGGCAAGAAAGACGGCATGCAGATCATCCCGGTTAGCGAGGTGGCCGCGCGCGATGACTTTTTCAACATCAAGAACGTGTCGCGCGATGACGTGCTCGCCGCGCACCGGGTGCCCCCGCAGCTCATGGGCCTGGTGCCGACGAACTCGGGCGGCTTTGGCACGCCGATATCGGCGGCGAAGGTGTTCGCGCGTAACGAGCTGGAGCCGCTGCAGGCCAAGTTCTTGGAAATCAATGACTGGCTGGGCGATGAGGTCGTGCGCTTCAAGCCCTACATGATCCCTGGAGACGGCGACGAGTAGCGCGCCCGAGCCACAGGCATCAGCCCCGCACCAGCGGGGTTTTTTTTCGTCCGCGCCGCGCGCTGGTCTGCAGGCCAGGCCCTTACCGACGCTCGCCGCGCTTGCGCCCCTGTTTGACTGCCAGCGGCTCGGTCAGACAGGGTTCGCCCTGGATGTATTCCAACAAGCCGTTGATGCGGTCAATCACATCCTGGCGGTGGCGCAGGCC